CTGTAAGATTATATCTCTCTACGATTTCACTCATAGAAAGAACTTCAATCAAACCTAAAGCCCAACAGTCAGATGTGTACTGAGCATTACGATTAGCTAAGTACCATACGTTAGATGGGTTCTCTGTCTTATAGGTAAATCCTAAGCGAGAATTATCTGGGTAGAAGTGGTGAAACTCTTTACCTGTTACCAAGAAATCTAAGAAAGCTTGCTGAGACTTCTCTCTAAAGTTAAAGTGGTACTTAAGAGCATTTAAAGTTTTGTTACCCCACTCTTCTGCAACAGAAGTATAATCCAAAATTTTGTTCTGGATTTCTTGTTGCATCTGAGCTTCTTGTTCGGGATCAACAGGTTGACCTTCTAACTGAGCTTCTAACTTCTTTAAGAAATGTTCTTTAATTAACTCTGTACGGAAATCAATAGTCTCGTTTACAGCTTCGTCATCTACTGCTTTAACCTTGTACTTGTGAGGACGGTTAATTAACTCTCCCTTCAACTGATTGATAGGAGGGTTAACAATAGGATAGTGCTTTAAGTGCTGAGGTACTTCAGGCTCTTGATCAGGTACATCATTTAAGTAACTGATTAGTTCCTGCATCTCAGGGATGTTTGTGTAGTCAGAGAAGTTAAATTCTCCGTTAAGCAACCTATAGTTTTTTCTAAAGGTGATATTCTGCTTGTACTGTGCAAATGCAATATTTGCAAAGTAGTCCATAGTAGACTTAATCCAGCTCTCCTTTTCTTTATCCGATAAGCTTACAAACTGCTCAGGATAAAAGTAGGCGTGATTGACTGGATCAGTGTACTCTTTGAGAGATTCAATAATCATTGTATTTGTTATTTAGTTTTAGTTAATAGCGAAAAGGTGATGAAGTTGTACGAAAAAGAGACGAACCTTTCTTCTCTCTAAAGTATGCTTGCATTCTAGTATCCTGACTTGCATCAGAAATAATTACTTGAGTGTTTAAAGACTTAGCCATAGCTAAAGTAAGACCAAATGAAATAACTCGGTCAACGTTTAACTTAGGTGTGAACTTAATTAATTCCTTAATTAGAACAGGATCTAAGATTCTAGTAACTCCTAGACGTTCTTTTATAGTGTTACCATCTGCATCTCTTTCTATATCTACTACTTCTGTGATGTACTCAATGATAAGCGACATTAAATAGTTTTTAATATCCTTGGTCATGTGAATTCCATAGTCACGATTAACTGTAGAGTTAGGGTGGATGTCGTTAAGAAACTTAGGTGTCTTCTCTAAAACTCTAGGAGACTCTTGCTTATCTACACAGTGCTGAATAAAACCATAGTCCATGTTCTCACAAAGAGTCTTAGCATTGTAATACTTAAGAAGCATCTTAGTAGTATCGTACCAAGTCTCAATCTTCTTAGGACGACCTGTATAACAAGCTACTACCATATTCTGCCAGCCTTCTCCGTTAAGATTATGTACTCGCTTATAAATGTAAGTAGACCCCAAAGAAGTTGAGTAGTGTGCCTGTGACTGTTTGTATGGATCCGTTCCTGCTGTATAAAGTCCATAGGGGGCTTCTGACAGAGGATATTCCCAAATCTGTACACAACCCTCAATATTATCTGTTGGTTTAACAGGGAAGTTCGTAACAGCCTTTTTCTCGGTAAACTTGTGACGTACTGTTCCGTCTGCTGACATGTAGAGTTCTACGTTGTCTGCTACAATCTCTTGGGCAGTTAACTTCTGTAGTTGTTCTTGAAGTAAATCTACTGGGAAAATGTTCTGAGATAACTCTAAGAAACACTCCTCGTGCGTGAGAGGATAGTACATTACTTCTTTTAAGTAAGTCTCTAATCCACTAGACTTTTTAATCTGTTCTCTAGACTTTAAGATAAGTTCTTTACCCTTCTCTTCGTCTGCTACCCAAATCTTAATTAAGTCTAACTCAGAAGCCTCTTCTTTGCCTAGATAAAGTCCTAAGGATTTTTCTTCCTTTGGTACTTTTAGAGATTTAGTTCCTGGAATAAACAATCCATAACTCTTACCTGTTTCGTTTGCCTCTACAGGTAGGAAGTTGTAAGCTTCTGGGTTATTAAATAATTCTTCTAGGTCAGCAGCTTTACTCATGTCTCCCGAAGTTCCGATAACAAATGGAGAACAACGCCATCCATAAGGACTATCGAAACACGGAGTAGTTGCCGCTAAGCAACTAAGAATCTTACCCTTTCCTCCTTCTTCCAAAAGAAAAGAAGACAGAGTAAGACCAGCAGCTGCTTCCGTATTGTTGCCTTCATCAAAGTTACGTACGTGAAATTTAGACCACTCATTACGAGCATTGGTCTTTTTATCTTTAAAACCTAAAGTAACCTGCTTCTTCCAGTCATCCTCAATACGAGGAAATCTAAAGTAGTCAGGAAGATTACGAATACCTAAGTCTACGTAATCTGTAATTACTTTTAAGTCAGGTTGGTTAAGTGCAGATATCAAGTTATCAGAACCCTTCTGTGTAATGGCTTTGTGAGCCATATAAGAAGAAGTCAAAACAGACTTAGAGATACGTCTGGATCCTACCATAACAACTCCTTTCTTTCCATCCTCGTGATTCTCTGCCTTGTGAATGGTTTCATCTACAGCTAGGTAGGTGTCCCAAAGTTGAGGTTTATCTAGTTTACGAACTTGACGCTTACCTACTATAGTGTCTATATAAATAGACCAATAGTTTAAATGCCAATAAATGAAAGGAGAAAAGTAAAATCCATTAATAGTAACACCTTCTGTAATCTTCTTATCCTCGTTTTCCCAAAACGCAGTATATTCCTCTGAATCAGTATCAGGGAAATTCCTTACGTTGATTAGGAACTCAGGACTATCTAGATTAGGATGTATCATTAACTAAATTGTTTCATCTTACCGTTAATCTCTTGAGATCCACGGGCTTCTGCTTTTTGTTCTTCTTTCTCTCTAAGACGATCTACTACTTCAAGTAAAGCTAAGTATTCTTTCATAGTATCTCTAAGAGATTTGATTTGTGATTCTTGGCTAGCAATAACCATAGGCATTGTTCCTCCTTTGGCTGTAGGCTTCCATTCAATTCTGTCTTTCAATCCATTGATAGGATTGTTATCTATATATGCTCTCCACTCAGTTAAGCGTTGTTCTGCCCATTCAAGTTCTGCTGATATATAGGATAGTTTTTTAGTTGCCATTGTTGTATTTTTTTAAGAAGTCTGACTGGTTCATGTTCATGATGTCTTCAAGAACACGTGCATAGAAGTCTTCATCTCTTCCAGTCTTTCCGTACGAGTATCCTGCTTTCCAGAAAATCTTAAACGTCTCGAATAAGTTATCCTGTAAAGTCTTAGATACGTAGGGTTGCTGACTAGGGGCTTGGTGGTTTTCCATAATCTTATTTTTTAGAAGAAACCTGTGTTAAAGGTTTGTCAGCAGGCAAGAAGTAAATCTGTACTCCACACTTACTTCCTGGTTTCTTGTCACAACCATTCTTGATTGTGAGTTTCTTTACTCTACTTTGTGCCATAATAGTTCTATTTGTTTATCTGGTTTAGATGCGTTCCAACTCTCTACTCCACAATTCGAAGATAGAGATGCTGTTTTGAAGGTGCAGATACACCCACAAAACGAACAGTGTAGTTCTGACCTGGTAGTGCTGTAGTGTTCGCCCGTGAGTTGTAAGTACTCAGGGGAAGATACTGCGTTTGTTGAATTGTAGGGACACTTGAGACAAATATCCATTCGCTCTGCGATAATGTTCTGTTTTTCATTACTCAATAGTTTGAATTGGTTCGCTGTCTTCGTTGCCACTCCCTCCAGTACTTTGTTCAAATTCTTTAGACCCTTCAGGCTCAGGGCCATGTACTCTTTGTAAGGATTCATATAAATATTTGTGGTTTTGTTTTAAGGTTATAAGAGTTCTATCAAAGTAATCAACTACTACAGGTGCGTATAGTTTTTTAGATTTTCCTCTTTCGTATCTGTCTTCAAATAACTTAATCCAGTTCTCTAGCAAGTAGTAGTTATTATATCCTCTGAGTGCTGTAAGATCTTCTCTAGGAGAATCTGTAAGCAAAGTTTCAGACTTAAGTTTAGTAGCTATAGTCTTCATTGCCTTGTTAGGATTAAATACTAGAACTCCTAATCCAGACAATCTTACTTTAACTGTGGGTAGCTCTTTAATCTCTTCGATGGTTTTTTTAAGATACCACTCGTAGACTGTGCTTACTTGGTCTATAGTCATATCCATTTCCTTAGCAACCTCGGAGTAAGCTGCGTAGGTTTTTATTTCGATGTTGTCGTATTTATCCTTTACAGTTCTCATGCTTGTGCAGCTTCCAACTGGGGTTCTACCTTTTTAGTTTCTCCTGTAGAAAGAATCAAAGTGAGTGTAACGTCTTGCTTGCTAGTAGGACACAATCTTCTGTTGACTGTGTTTTTTTCTAAGATGCCCATTTTTCTTAGTCTAGTAATCCCGTTAGAAATTACTTGGACTGATGTGCTAAACTCACTTGCGATTCTTTCTTTTACTTCCTTGTCTAAAGTACCGTAGTAAGAACTATGGGCTAATATACTAGTGTATAGATCTGACAATCTATACCCTGCAAGTCTAAGCAATACATCAATATATGCTTGATGTAACTTGACTCCTTCTTCATATCTACGTGCTACTTTCATTGGTTTGGTTTGTTTTTACTTAAACAAATATACCATTATAGCAAAAAAAGTCAAGTTAAATGTTAAGTCTAAAGACACGTGTAACATTTTATATTACACGTGTTAAGAGAAATTTTAATCTAGATAATTATTTTACTAGTTTGTAAGTATTAGACAAACACTATAGACAAAAAAAGATTTAAACTTATATTTGTGTTAATTAAAAACACTGCTATGTCGATGGAAAAGATTAAAAAACCCACAGCTCAGGAAGTGTTTGACATATTCCTGTTAGCCTTGCAAGACGAAGAGATTAAGATAGCAGGGGATATAGAAGGATTTAAAAATGCTTTGTACGAAGGCTTCAAAGACTTTACCTACAGAAAGAGATACACAGAAGAAATGTTGTGGGAATACATAGAAATGGCTATGGACTCTCTTGTAGACGATGATCCTCCAATGCAACAGACTGATTATCTAAAGGGTCAGCAGGCTGCAGGACTCTAAAAAATCCACAAATTTTCAACACACCAGACTTCTGACCTACAAATGCTATTACATTTGTAGACTGACACCACTTCTTAGTGTTCGCAGATGAGGATTAGAAAGTAATCTGCTAGAAGTCGGATAGTATGAGTAGCCCTCAGAGGTGAAAAGAGGTTTCTCCGATAGTGTCGAAATGTTCTTACGAAGTTTACAGTGCTCTGACCTACAACTAATAGACCGTAGGCAATAAGTGGACAGAACAGAGACTTAGCTCCGAGAGCTATTTGGTTAAAAACTGCTGTAATATAAGTTAGAATAGAAAGTCAAAATAGACAACTTCTCATTTGAGAAGGATATTATCCTATTTCAAGTTTTCAAATCCATTCTTAAACGACTTCTCCAAGGCCTTAGAGTAAGCTTTTCTGTTGTGAGGAATCCCTTCTACAGAAACAAACATTGCATTTACATAGACAATCTTCTTTGCTTCTCCTGTTACAACAGTTCCATTGACATTGATCTGTGTAATTACAATGTACTCACGCTTAAGAAACTGTAAGCCTACAATGTTTAAGAGTTGTTCAGGCATAGCAATGGATTTGATTTCTCCTGAAATAGGACTGCCCTCATTACATAATTGGTACTTTGAAGAAGCGATCTCTTCTAAGGTTGTCTGTGCTCCGAAGATGATAGGTCTTCCTCCTATCTCTGTTACAGAAGCAATTGAAGTTACAGTGTCAACTTTGTAGCATTGAGCACTCAGAGAAGTCATCATAGTGACTAAAGCGGAAAGTATAAATAGTTTTTTCATGTTAGTAAGTTACTGCTCCAGAGTATCCAGGAGCTATTAGATATAGATTTAAAGTTCCTCCACTAGTTAAAGTAGAAGTTGAGAAGGTAGCTACTCCTGGATATGTAGTACGCACATTACCAGTAGAAGAAGAGATTGTATTGTACTGAGCAGCTGTAAATATTCTTACATCAGAGGCTAACCTCCATCTAGTAAATCTTCCTGACTTCCTAGCAGCTACATAGTATTTGTCTGCAATGTTTAATCTTCCGTCATCATTAACATCAAATCTGTGATAAGATAATCCATTGACTGTAGACTTACCTAAGATAATATTAGATACTGTTTGAATATCTGTGCTAGTGTAAGCCTGAATTCTTGTAGGTACATCTACTTGTATATACCATTGCGTACTTGCAGTAGTGGTTCTAGAGAAAGCATAGTATCCTGAAGAGTTAGTATACGCTGTAGCATCTAAAGTCCAAGAAGAGGTTGTAGTAGTTACTGTCCCTACTTCAGAAGATTGATAAGAATGTGCAGATTGAGAAGGTCTTCTCCAGATAAGATATAATCCATCTCCGCCAGAGTATTCTTGCATGCGTGCAATAAACGTATAAGAAGTACCTGCGGTTAAACTCACACTGCCGTATTTGTAAGTACCTACTCCTTTACCTCCATAGTATTCAATAATACTTCCTGTGTTTACTAGCCAAAGATCTGATCCATCATCAGAAGTCATACCAAAAGAATAAGTGCCAGTTTCTGCAGGGGTAAAAGTAAAACTTACTTCTGTAGCATAGTAATCCCCACTACTAGGAACACTAGCACCTGCAGAAGTTAATGTACTATAAGTTCCAAAATTTAAAGAAGAGTTACCCGACATTGTAGTTGTTGACCACAAACTAGTGTGAGAGTAACTTGTGTTAAAACACCTATCCATTTCTGATCTCGTAGAAGGATAAGTAGAGTACTGTGTGGTAGCACCAGTTCCATTATGAGTTCTATAAACCTTTACTGTAGTAGAGTTATTTCCTGTAGTAGTTGTTGTTCTTTTATAAAGCTTCACAGGAACGTTTATAGCAGCACCTCCATTAGCACTGTACATATATCCTGAGTAAGTGAATTGTGCACTCAGTGGGTTCACAAAGAAGAGTAAAACAATGATCCACCTCATATCAGTAACTTAGCTCCCATTAAGATTTGAAAGTTTAAGATATCTTGTCCTGCTACGTAAGTTCCTCCTCCAGTAATACCTAAGCCAAAAGTCTTGGTCATTTTGTAGGTAAAGTTAAAGAAAGGAATTACAATAGGCTTAGCTTCAAATAAAGACTCTGTATAATATTTAGAGTAGGGAGAATAGATTCCTGCTGCAATAATTGTAGCATCTATATTCTTAGTAAGTTTTCCCTTGTACATAAATCCACCTATAGCAATTGTAGAAATCATCTCTTCTCCAAATAACTTACCATAGGTTCCAGCTGCTCCGTAAAGTGCTGTAAAGTTCTTAACTGAGTTTACTCTTACAAACAAGAGTGTGTTTGATATTGATTTAGGCATCAGACTTAGACCATCTGAAACAACACTAATGTGTTTGTTGCCTTTTTTATTTGCTCCTATCCACGAGCGTACGCACGAGATATTACCGATTCTAGCATTAAGCATGTAATCAGCTGAAAACCCAAGAGAAGAAGTACCATCTCCTTTTACTCTTGTAAAGGAGGCAGTACCTCTTGCATCTTGTGCTCCATCAGACTTAGTCTGAATACCAACTAAATCACCAGTTACTAATATTGCGGGCTTAGCAACTTCGGCTTTAGCTTTATTGGCTGCTTTCGCAGTACCACTAGACTGAGTCTTTTGTTGCTCAGTCTTAGTTTCTTCTACTTGTTGGTCGGAGGGTTTTTCTTCTTGTACTTCCGTTTTTTCTTCGGTTTTACCTCCGCCACCACTTCCTCCACCTTTGGAGCTTCCACTACTGCTTCCACTACCACTGGAATTTCCACTGGAGCTGGAGCCACTGCTTCCTCCATTACCTTCTCCGCTGCTACCACTACTTCCGGGATTTCCGTTGTCAGTGTTCCCGCTTTGATTTTCTGGTGCATTTCCTCCATTGCTGCTGCTTCCAGTTTCTCCTGACGAGCTGCTAGAAGAATTAGAATTACTAGAGCTGTTACTAGTACGATTCCGAGAATTAGTTCTGCTGTCATTATTGTTTGTTTTATTGGTTGTTCCTACGTTAGTTCCTGAAGAGGTGCTAGATCCTACGTCTACATTTACACTACCTACATTTGAAATAGCCCCTAAGTTCATTACATTGCTTACAATGTTTAGAGTCGTATTTGTTGTGGTAGTTGTAGTAGTAGTTACTCCAACTCCTTGACAGGGTGATGTATTTTGATACTTCAAATATACACTATTTATCCAATTATCAAACGTTCCATCTTGTAATTCTGTATAAGAGAATGTTTTAACCTGTCCATAGTAAGCAATTACTATAGGACTGGACATGTCAGCATTAATAAATTTTAGCTCCTGTGTGCAAGGATCTGTGTATGAATAGATAAAGCTCTGCCCATTTACGGACAGAGCTATAATCATTAATAAAGTAAAAAGCTTAGTTTTTAAATACACCTGACTTAATGAGATTTTGGATCACATTAGTACAAGCAGTTTCAAGAGATTTACGGGTAGCTTTACCTACTGTGCTTTGAGAAAATTTCATATCGTCTAAAGACTTTAAGAAAGATTCGCCTGTCTTTGTAGATTCACCTTCACCAGATCCAATATAGATCTGACCTGTTTTAGCATCCACAAAGCGGACCTGTAAACGGATGAAGGTAGTAACCACAACCTTTGACTTAAGGCCATCAACTTGCTCGTCTTCATCAACAGCAAAATCAGCCACAGTAACGTAAACAAAGTAGTGAGCAGGTTTAATCTTACCTTTTCCATCAACAGGCTCATCGAATACGCCTTTCTTTGATGCTTTGAATTGTGTGACCATTCTTTCTTTGATCTCTGACTTCTCTTCTGTGAATATAAATCTATTTGTTTCATCCAAATAATCAAGTACAGACTCCGCAAATCCTAGACCTACATTCTTCTCTTGCAGAGCAGGATACAAAGCTAATACCTTAGTCATATCCACGCTTACTACTTGTACTGTTTTTTTAATAGAATCTGTATAGTTAGATACAGTAGATATGTCTTTCACCTCTACTTTATCTTCCTCGGTAGTAGTCTTCATAGAACCACAACCCATTAATAGTAAGACTAACCAAAGTCTGTTAAGCGACTTACCAAGGATCTTCTTCATCAGCTTGGGGTTTGGTTGCAGGAGCAGCAGGTTGAGCAGCAGGTTTTTCAATTACACGTTCTTTGATGATTGTGTTAGTACCTCCGCTAGATTGCTTCTGTTGGTTAGTGTTGTTGTTCTCTAGGTTTACATTAATTACAGGCTGAGCAGCTTGTTCTGTTTTAGCCTCTTCTTTAGGTTCTTCACCGCCACCGAATTGAGTAGCAAACCATGCACCTCCTGCAGTTACAGCAGTGGTGACTGCGCCAATGATTGCTTTCTTAGTAGCAGACATTACGCTTTCTTCTTGTTCTTCTGACATAGTATTAGGAGTTATTTGGGTTAGATAATGATTCACCGTCCTCTTCATCGACCTTCTGAATTAACATTTTGTCACGGTCTTCTGAGTTAAACCAGTAGTCAACTACTTTGTTCAAGTTACCTACAAAGGCACCAAAAAGAATAAGTAACATCTCTTTCCAGTTCTCTTGGATTTCTATTCCAAAAAATACTGCAGAGTTAATACCAAGAATAATAAAGAAGAACAAACCTAATACGATAGCTGTAATCTTCCAACGATTAGCCTGCATTTGCTGCAGCATGTAATAGAATCTATTCTTAGGATCTACTGGGACTGGTTCTGCTTGACTAAAACCAAGCGTTTTTTTAATGTTCATAGTTTTATTTAGTTACGATAATTTTAGAATGTAAGGTCTCATGCTCTGTTACGACAGTAAGCACATAGACGCCATTAGAGAGACGATCTAGGTTAGTAGTATACTTGTACTTACCTGCAGGCATTTTCTCGTTTAAAATGGTCTGTATGCGTCTTCCTACCTCATCAGAGATAGCTACGTCTACGTCAGCATCTTGTTTGATCTGGAATTGTATCTGTACTGCTCCATCTGTAGGGTTAGGGAATACGATGATAGAGTTAAGATCATTTAAAGAAACAACTCCTTTGTTAATCCTACGTACCTCAATAATACCCATAGCAGGAGTGATGTTCATGTCTTTAGACTTAGCATCACCTACGTATTTAGCACCAGTCCATAAAGCTGCAGTAGCCCAAGAGTCTTGTGGCTTCTTAGCAATAAACTGAAGAGTGAATACTTGGTCTCCGTCATTTAAGAGGTTTTCGTTAGTTAAGTCAGCTGCTCCCCAAGATACTGTACCGTTAGAAGGGTTTAAGTAAGAAGTCCACTTCATCATCTTTTCAGTGTTCTCTACTTTCTTAAACTCTAAGTAAGCAGTATCATAACGTAAGTCTAATTGAAGTGCACCCAACTGTTTGCCATCTGTAAGAACTTTAACAGGAACGTTAACTAAGTTACCTTCATCTACAGTTACTTTAGGCATGTTAATCTCGATAGTTTCTGCAGGGAAATCATAACTTACAGTCTCATCAATGATGTAACGCTTAGCATTAGCTGGGTTAGTAATCTTGATAGGAGTCAAACGAGCCATCTTAAATCCTGTAGCGTTAGCATCTCCTTTAACAGCTACGTAGTAAGTGATAGAATCACGACCATCAATAGTGTAATCAAAGTTGTTAATAGTAGAGTAAGTAGCAGTTAAGTTAGTAGCTGATCCGTTAATTGAGTTGTATTCAGCAACTGTAAAGAACATTACATCTTTCTTAGAGTTAGGCCAAGCTGAGAATCTACCTGCTAAACGACCGTAAACAGAGTATACGTCAGCAATAGTAATAGAACCATCAGTGTTGTTTACATCCATTGTGTAATAGTCAAATCCAGAAGGAGTGTATTGAGCTAAGATAGATTGGTTAATCTTTTGTGCATCTGCAGTAGAGAATACGTTACCAGGAGTCATTGTATCTCCCTTAACTACCATACGTACATCCCAGTAAGTAGTATCCAAGAATTTACGGAATACTACAACACCACTAGAGTTAGTTGCTTTAGCTTCTACCTGAGTCCAAGATCCACTAGGGGCTTTCTTCTCTAAAGACACCCACAAGTTCTTAGCGTCAGAACCTGTTACGTTTTTAAACTTAGCAGCAAATCTTAATACTTTTTGGTTGAAACGACCACCATAAGAGTAAACTACCAAAGTAGTATCGTTACCCCAGTTAGTAGCTGCTTTGTTAGCAAATGATTTAACACCTGCAACTTTCAAAGTTTTAATAGAATCTAAAGTATTCCATGTTGAGCTTCCTGCGTGCGTGAAGGTTAAATCAAAGGTAGCTCCGTTAGAATAGTTGTAAGTAGAGCTAGATCCAGTGTAAGCCAAAGTTACTGTCAAGAATCCTTGTGAGTTACTATCTACGTACTGAAGATACTGATCTGTAGTAGAGATCTTCAAAGAAGGAACTACAGCAGTGAATGCAGTGTTATCGTAGAATACACGGAATTGCATACCAGTGATCTTCTCTGAAGTAGAAGTGTTATAGAAATGTAAAGGTGCTACTGTCTGCCCTGCAGTAGTGGTAGCAACTTGGTAACCAGAGTCAATTACGACCCAATGACCTGTACCTGGGGAAGTAGCAGAAGATTGTGCTGATGCATTGCCAACCAACAATGTCAACACCCCGATGATAACTTTAAATAGTTTATTCATTTTTTATTTAGTTTGTGTATTTGTTCTATTGCGTTTGCCAGTAACCATGGCTCAGGGGTTGGTAGTTTATTTATAAAGCCTACCTCGTAGATATAACACTTAAGTTCCTCTTCACTATCTGATTGTTCCACTGGATGCAATCTGTAGTATAAGTGAAGACTTTCGTGTACTATAACACAAGCTAGGTTAGGTATTGAATTTATTTTTATGTCTCCTGTAGCAATGTAGATTACGTTACCATCTTGAGAGACGTTGTTAGAGGAATAGGGACTTATCCAAAAATCTATGATGTCTACGACATCTATCACTCTAGTGTATGTGTTGACATCTGTTTGTGCGATTAAGCTTAAGGCAGAGTCCACCTTTAAATCCCAACCATCCCCTGCCTTCAGAACTTTAATCTGTGAAGAACAGGGGATAGAGAGAATCAAAAAAAGACTTACGAGAAGTCCTCTCATTTACTTAATATCTTTAGACTCGATAAGAGTGTAGGTAAAAGAATTACCACCCAATGCAGCAGCTTTCTTACAGATAACCATGAATGCATCAAAGTCCGCAGACTTCTTGAACACTTGGCAACCCTCACTCCAGTTCTCCACGTAAGTAGAATCTGCACCAGCCTTGTGAATGTTAATACCGAAAATGCCTTCTTGTATCTTAGATTCATCATAGTTCATGTCTTTGTTAGCATCACGGTAAACCTTTACGTTTGCTTTCTGTTTCAAAGCTTCGTACTTACCTTGGTGTAATCCTACATGGTGTGAACCTGAGTATTGACCAGGTACTAAGCGAGCAACTCCAGCAGCGTTGTGGAATTCTTTAACACCCTTAGTTCCAGGATCAGTAGTAGCAGGCCAGATCTTAAATTTCCACTCACCGTTTTCTTTGTAAGAAAGAGTCAAGTGATCGTCAAATACGTTGGTTACTTTAGTACCAGTAGAAGAGTTACGTACTCCAATAATGTTTACGTTAAAGTCACCGTTCTCAAAGTACTTGTAGCCTTTGGCTTTCATAGCAGCTTCGATTTGTTCTCTAGTGTAGCTCATAATTTATAGTTTATAGTTTATAGTAAATTAATCTTCGCTAGGTGCTTCTGGCTTCTTCATGATTTTCTCAACAGAAGTCAAACCTAAACAACCAAAAGCCAACAACGCTACAGCATCCACTAAAGGAACAGAAGGAGCAAAGTGTGCTTCGGTAAAAGAGTTAGCGTACAAAGTAGCGCATAAAGTCACTGTGCATGCTAAGCCACACAGACGTTTCATAGAGACAACACCCTTCTCATCTTTGAAGAGGCCTCCGATAAAGTTTAAAAATTTCATATAGTTACCTTTTTTTAGTTTGGTTAATAGTAAAATCCCGTAATCCTCTAGCAACCACTTAGACAGCAGCAGTGTGAGGAATATAGAAAAACTCACCATAAGAACGATATCTGATAGAATGTTCAAAGCAACTTCGGACTTTCATAGATTATACTTTAGGTGAGAAAAGGTTGGTTGAGACAAAGATAAAACTTTAAAAAAATAAGTCAACTAGTTAGTAGTTAAACAAAAAAACCCCCAGATTTCTCTGAGGGTTTCTGTTGCGTAATAGTTATTATTACAATACTTCTGCCTGAGTAAAAGGAACTACAGGGGTCTCTGATGCAGGAGCTTCAGCAGCAATGTGCTCAAAGGTATCCAAATTGATCTGACCTTTACCGTAGTTAGCTTCAATAGATTGGAAGAACTCATTCTGTTCTTTTACTACTTCAGCCATTGCTTCTTTTACTTTCTCTTTTACAGAAAGCAAGTCATTCATCTGGAGTTCGATCTTACCCAAATCCATAATTACGTTTTGAGTCTTTTGTTGGAAGCCTTTGATTGCTTCTACTTCTTGTTCGGTTAACTTAGTTGCCATGATATATTGTTTAGTTGGTTTATGCAAATATAATGCTTTTCTATAAATCCTGCCAAATTAGCAGTCTTCTACCTTAGCAGCAGAGAATAAGCTGACAAGTTTTGCTTTCAAGTGGCTGTAGCCAAATGCAAAAATGTCAACACCTTCAGCTGAAGATAAATCAGGAACAGTGTTAGTTACTGTGTATTCCTCGGTAACTTCTTCAGTAGTGTACTCTTTTACAGTGTACTCTTCTGATACCTCTTCACCTTCTGCGTTAGTGATAGTACGAGTCTTAACTACGTCCTTCTCTACTGGTTGCATCATAGTGCGAGTCTTTACCTCTTCTACTTGCTTAGTCAAAGGAACAGATAAGTACTCACCAATTGCTTGGTTACGTGCTTGATCTCCACCCATAGGGCCCATAGAAGCGTTGTTAGGAGTAGCATCTTCTTCACTTAAGTAAAGTTGAATGCGGAAGTTAGCGTTACCAGATTTAGAAATTTGGTAATCAGCAATACGGACGTAAGCATTTTGGGTTATCCCTTTATCGGTACCAATGCTTTTTGTGATTTTAAGTGCCATTGTTGTAAAATTATAATTTTATGTTTGTATACATATCAAATATACTAAATATATTTAAGTTTGTCAAGTTACTTGTTCTTTAGGAGTTCTACTTCAGCCCTAAGAGCCTCAATTAATGCTTGCTGTTCTTTCATGGCTTGAACCAATACAGGTACTACTTTTTCGTACATAACTGTTTTGTATCCATCACCTCTAGTGTGCACTACTTCTGGCAATACCTCTTCAAGTTCTTGAGCAATAAAACCAAAGTCTGCTCCTTCTCTATCAGATACATTCTCAGTAGGTACCCAATCAAATGTTACAGGTCTAATCTGGTCAATCTTATCAAGACCCTCTGTCATACTAACAACATTAGTCTTAACTCTTGAGTCTGATAAACCTTGTACAATAGTACCCTGCCACTCAAGATTATTGGTGTTTTTAGGGACTCTTCCTACAAGTTGAAAACTATTATTAACTTTTCTTTCTAACCTTAATTCTTGACCACTCCAATCAGGAGCATTACTTATCCATCTGTATGATTGAGTTTGACCACCATCTGCATCACCTACTAATTCAATAGAGGCTGATGTTGCTTGACCATATGGTACTGATCCTCGGACAACAATTTTAGGGGTACCTCCTTCAACAATAGTTAAAGTATCACCCACCATGTCAACAACTGTTCTCCAATCACACCAAGCACCACGACCAGTTCTATAGTGAAGTTTTCTACTGTTAGCAATACTATTTCCAGCATTGTCAGGAAAATACATTTGAAACATATCTTCTCCTGAAATTCCATAAGAAAGCAAACTACCATAATTATGTACACTACTTGGAGGACGACCAACTCCTGTAGCTCCAGAAGCTGAAGCAACTCTTAGTTTACCACTAGTGTAATAAGTATCCCAGTTTTCACCTACAAGATATCCATATGTATTTAATTGACCAGCATTAGTAGCACTTCCTGCAGACCCTGCGCTGCTAGCATAGTTTACAGACTGAGAACCAATGTTTCCAGAATCAATAATGGTTCTCCAAGAACTAAATCCTCCATTAGCAACTACACGAACTGCAAAGTTATTACTATGGAATGCGTGCGCTAGTTGAAACCCATAGTTTGGATTCCAAGAGTTACCCATACAGTTAATCCAATGAGTCCAATCTCCAAATGGATTTCCAGTTGGTTGATTGTAGAAGAAGAATCCAGACTTTTGTGCAGTGTTATTCATGTCAGAATAATTAGTGCTACCAAATGATCCATCTCCGAATATAATTCTAGAAGAATCAATACCATCAATAAGTTCTGAGTCCGCAGCCTTACCTGAAGTTGTTAACCAACCACCATAATTTCCAAGTTGATTTCTTACGTGAGCAAGACTTGACTTTCTAGACCACCCATCACCATTAGAAGTAATAAAACTACTAATTGTTGGGTTCTCAGATTCACCAGTACTAAAATTAATATGGCTTGCATATATATACCCATTAGCATCACGTTGGACAACATGGTTTCCATTTATCCCAGTTGAGTAACTAAATCCTAATGAAGTTAAAAAACCTCCATAGTTGCCTAAGTCATTGGTAAATTGAGATAGAGCAGTAGGACGAGAACTTACGTTAGTCCATGCTACTGAGTTAGCAACAGCAGAAGTACCGTTATAATAAGCCCCATCGCTAGTGATAGAAGCACTTTGACCAAGATATATAGTATCTCTTGAGTAGTAATTTAAATATATCCCAAAACCATCTTTACAATCTATATGTAAATTTCCGTTTGATGAAGATACTGTTGCATGATCAACTGATCCACCATTTCCACCAAGTCTAGTATATTGACCAGAAGTATTTGGTCCAAGTAATATTTCCCCACGCCCTCTAAAGGATGTCTCAGTACTGTTTGGATCTAAATAATAAGTAGTATCATTAGAATCATAAAAAATAGGAGCCCTCATAGAACCACTAGCATGTATATTACCACTAGTATCAATTCCTGCTACAGTTGCCCCAGCTGCTTCAGAATAAAAATGGAAAGATTCAGTACCCACTAACTGATTAGTTGTTCTCTTACCTACATACCAAGAAGAACCTGATCCACCAACATAACGTACCATTGCCTCATATCCATTTCCTGGATTGATTGTTAAATATTTGTGCGATGCACCAGTTATATTAATAGGAGTGGTATTTGTACCAATAATGCCAAAATAACTAGCATCATTAATACTGTTTCCGTTTACGTACATAGTGCCATACAACCAGTTTGTACCTGTGCTATATATACCTGCTGGGTGATATGATGCTTCTCCTGTTCCTCCTACGTTAGCATTGCCACGGTAAGCTGCTGAGTACATTGTTCCTACTGCATATATTGTACTAGCAGACCAAATATAACCATTAAAGTTGGATATCATCCATTGAGCATAAGCTGAACTTGCTCCAGTAAAGTTAGATGTTAAAACCCCGTTACCACTTGAGTTAGCTGCAGACATACCAACCAATTCAGCTCCAAGTGTTGTGTATCCACCAAAAGTGTGATTTCCACTAGGAGCATTTTTCCAGTATAGTCCCCAGTTAGCGGCATTTTCCTGGAATATCCATGCATCAGCTTCTGATACAGCGTGTTTTAATAAAACTGAACCACTTGAAACAGTTGTAACTATTCCACCGCTTAGTGTTAATGATCCATAAATCTCAGTGTTTCTACTAGAATCCGTTCTCAAACTCCAGTTACCTGCGTTATTTAGAAAACCAATGTTGTTGCTAGTATCAGCATAAACATATCCACGAATAGTACTTTGGTGATTACTTCTAAACTGAAGCTCAACAGCACCTCCACTTCCTGTAATAGCCCAAGCTCCACTTGAGAGTGAATAGAAGTGAGTTCCGTAATCTTGGTTATACATACCTTGAGCACCATACTGACGAAGCCATCCAGAAGTATAGATTTGTGCCCATCTATATGAACCATTACCAAGAGAGTTCTCAGCATCACTATATGGAGTTACATCTACAGTATCAAAAGCATATCTTCCAGGACTATTAAAATATACACCATTGCTGTTTCCTATATTTTCAAAATAAAGCCATCCATTATTATTGTAAGGACCTATTGCTAAATAATTAGAAGCAGAACCATAAAGTTTTATATAACCAGTAGCTTCATCGGATATTAACCTTGTATTGGTAGTACCAAGATTAATTTGCACAAGTCTTGATGTACTATTAGGATCAAGATAATATCCAGTGTCTTGAGAGTCGTAGAAGATAGGAGCCCTCATATCAGTGTTAGAGTAAATAGTTCCTCTAACATCTAAAGTATAAGCAGGGTTACCTCCAGAACCATGAGCACCCCAATCTCCTCCAATACCTACAGCGTTATCTATAATACGCATAATAGTATTACCTTGATAACCTGCTATACCATTGTGAGGATTCCAGTTAGTATTTCCGTAAGCATTATTTGAGAATCCAAAATCCATAAATTCCCCAGATCCACCACATCCAATAACCCACTGTCTTTGACTTAAACCGTTAAATGTAAATTGAATAGTTGGGCCATGTGAAGTGTTACCTGTTTCTGTGTGATTTAAAGTCATCACAGGATAAGCTCCTGTTAAATATACTGTAGGACGAAGGTTACCATCCTGCATTGTATAAGGAGTAGAATTACCCCCTACAATTAGACGGTTTCCAAAATTACCTGCAGCGCCTCCATTTACATATAAATCTCTACTAAAACTTGCAAAATAAGTAGAGCCATTGTACCCTATGGAAGCAAAAGTATTATTACCTGAAGTATCATTCATGATACGCAAATAACTCTCAGCGTTATTACCATTAGTGTCTAGTCGTAATGTTATATCGTTGAATGAGTTAATGGAGATATTATCACTGAAACTACTATCAAAATTAGTAGACATAATACCATGATTGTATGGTTCATCGTAGTTTGCATTCCAATCAAAGGAAATCATTGCTACTCGTCCCAACTTACTACTATAACTTCCATAACCTTCCATGAAAGCACCTGTGTTTACATAGTGTCTTATTGCTGTAATTCCATTGTCTGTAAAATAACCAGATACATTACCTGTACTTCCTTTAATTCTAAAACCAGTACCTGTATAGTAAACCATCTCTTCCCAATCATCTGCAGCATTCCACAAGTAGTGATTGTTATCATTGTTGGTTCTTAGATAAAGTTTATTATCATTAAGACCAAAAGAACCCCCCAAACTACCGTATGGAACATATCTATTATCTGATTCAGTTTCTGTATAGTATCTATCGTCATGGTTATGAGAGGGGAGAGAGGTAAGATACCCTGCACTTGCATGATTACCCCACCCATAAGCCGTGTTCCAATTTGAAGAATTGTCTGTGAAGTTACCACTATGATAAATAGTCCACCAAGGAGTATTCCATGCTCCAGAATATCCAGATCTCCAAACCAAGGTAGTTCCGCCAGCATGAACCCCTGCTATTTGCCACATAGTATCAGAAGCAGCTACGTGTAAAATAGGCGCATAGTTAGGATTACCTCCTGTTCCATTTTCATTCCTAATTACTCTAGTATAACCACTGCTAATATTACTAGTTCCATTTCCTAAGAAAGTAGTAAATATTCCTGTTGTTGTATCTCCAGATGTAATATATCCACTGTTATTCGTAAACTGAGAGATATTCATACTACTCAAAGCACCTGCAGTTGTAGCGTACGATACGTTCTGAGACCCAATATTTCCGCTGTGAATTAAAGTTCTAAAGCTACCACCTGTATAGAATGTTCCGTTAGCATACAAGTAAGAAGTTCCGCCAACATTAGACCCAATATAAGTACCATAATCTCCATTCCATCCAAAAGCGTCAGCCATTGCCCCGTGAGAGAACATTGTACCGCTAGATCTTGTTGTTTCAATTCCTCCTGCTATTTTTAAGGATGTGCCAGCATTTGGATCTAAATAGTAAGTTGTATCATTTGAATCGTAGAAAATTGGTGCACGTAATGAGTTGCCTGCTTGCAAATAGTTATTGACATAAACATTATTACCATCAATTTCCATTTGAATACCATGCTGCCAATCATAGAAATCAAGTTTATTAAATGCAAATCTTGCCAAACTACCAATATTTTCTAAAGCGATTTGAGAACCTTGTCCATTAAACCATGTTGTATTTCCACTAATATATGTTCCAGCTAAATATGCGTTTCCACCTACGTGCAATTGTCCAGCAGTCTCAAATCTAGCGTTGGTATAAATACCTCCGTTATTTGAGTTTAAGTAATATGATGCTCCATTAAGATAGAAAGCATTTGAAGCAAAGAAGTTTGTTGCGTAACTATTTGTAGTAGTTATGTTGCCAATACCGCTAATGTCTATACCTTGTCTTAGGTATCTGCCGTCAAGTAGAGATTGCTTTTTAGTTCTGAGACCATCAATTCTAGAAGAGTTAACCTGACCAAGAGTTAAAGGCGTAGGTGCATAAACATCATATTGATTTGTACCTGACCAAGCATCATCATAAGATAATGTACTTGCACTATATAAAATATCAGGTGCACCACTTTGATAGAAACCGTTGATAGGTTGATCTGAAAATAAGTGATAAACAGCTCCACCACCTCTAAGCATAAAAATATAACCCATAGAGTGACTGTATATAAACATATCAGCACACACATTTGTATAGGATTCATTAAATACCCTAATACGATCAGCATATTCTGCTCCTCCCCAACCACCAAAGTTACCTTCCCAATCTAAGAGAAGACCTCCGTGGTGTACCCCAGTTCCAATTGGATCCCAAGGAGCTGTTTCTCCATAACCACGCTTAATTATAATTCTTCTCCAAACATCTTGGTCGCCTCCCCAGAATTGTACAGCATAAAAAGTATTTGCATTTCCGTTAACTGTAATATCAACCTTGTAAGGAAGTGTTGTAACATCTAAAGTATTCTTAAGTAATTGAGTCTGAGTCCCAGTTAAATTCGTACCATCAATGTACAGGTAATTTGTATAAAGAACGTTTAAGTTACTTGTACCTGCAAAGTCTCCGTAGTAGTTTGTATTCTGAGAATCATAATAAATTGGTGCTCTAAAACTAGCAGTAGAATAAACTATACCGTTAAAAGTAGAATCTGCATTATTACCGTAGGCAAAATTAGCACCTCCATAAGTCGAAAGACCATACCCTGGAGTATTTCCCTCGCCTTGTCCCCATCCACCTGGATGACCTATACCTACTTTATGGTAAAGGTGCATATATTCATTTGTGAATCGTCCACGAATACCATATACATTAAGGGACTCACCTCCAGAGAAGTAGGTCGTTCCACCTATTGTTTGTCCTCCAGAGGTTGTTATAACGTTTGCAGGTACACTTGTTAAAGCATAACTCCCGATGTTACCTGTGTGTATAGACTGGTAACCGCCTATTGTGGTATTGGATAATAAATTAGCCATTTATCTTTTTGTTTAATTCTTGGACTTGATTAGTTAATTCTTTTACTGCACCTATAAGAGCAGCAGTTAAGCGAGAGTAGTTGACCCCTACAGGTTCTCCGTTCTCATCATATTGTACAAATTCTGGATACACTTCAGCAACTTCTTCTGCAATAAGACCTAGTTCTGTGGTCTGAGACCCAATCTTATTGTAAGTGACTGGTCTCAAATTTACTACCTTTTCTAAATTTCCCTCACTTGTTTCTATGTTTTCTTTTAATTTAAGTGAAGATGATTCTGTAAGGAATCCACCTATATTTAGATTTCCAGGAAAAGCAGTGTTACCTGCCCCATCTAATAGCGTAGCAGTTCTAGTTAAACTACTAAATACTCCAGTATATTGTCTTACATAAATAGGTTCAGTACCATCATCAGAAGTTGCAATTTCAAGATACCCAGCATTAGAAGAAGTGCTATTTGCATGTATTCTCCAAAAATCATTATCTCCTATTGTTCCCTGTAATGCTGTACCTATATTATTTATAAATGAAATAGTTCCACTCATTGTGCCTCCAGCTAAAGGAAGCTTAGTGGCAATACTATTAGTTACTGTAGTTGCAAAGTTTGCATCATCCCCTAAAGCAGCAGCCAATTCATCAAGTGTATCTAAAACGCCTGGGGCTCCGTTAATTAGGTTATTGATTTGGGTTGTTACATAAGATGTAGTAGCGTAACTATAAGATGCATGATTACCCCAAGAATAGGCTGTATCCCAGTTAGACTTATTATAACCACTAATTGAATTAGCTCCATTAAAGAAGTTTTGAATCTGTGCGTCCGTGTAAGCATTTGTTATACCGTAACCAGATATAGTTGTAGGTGTACTTGTAATAGTAGACCAAGCTTGAGTATGAGCAGTTACACTTGTAAGATAGCCAGCAGAAGCATGATTCCCCCATCCGTATGCAGTGTTCCAGTTACTTACATTAGTTGAAGTGAAGTTAGCAGATGTCCATACATCTGCATAAGAACTGTAAGCAGTAGCAGACCCAAATGTCTGTTGGTAAATACGCATTCCAATACCACTCTTAAGGAACATAACAAGGTTGTCATTTCCACCTGAGCCATCTGTGTAGGAACGCATATGCAAATAATCTGCATAAGGACTACTATTATCATTTCCCCACGAAGTGAATCCAAATTGTAAATAACCTGCAGTGGTTTCAGAAGGAGAGATAGTTCTATTATCGTATCTAAGAAGTTGTCCTGATTGATTAGTTACTTGACCAGCTTCACCTGCACTATTTGCATAACTTACGCTTTGAGAAGCAATGTTAGAAGTAGTAATTGCAGTAGAAGCATTTTGCTTAGCTGCTAAAGCAGTACTTAACCAACCATTTGTTGTTGAATAAAAATCTCCAGCATTACTAAAATAAAACTTATCACCATCTCCATTGCGATGGAAACCTAATTTATCAGCATCTGTTGTTACCCACCAATAAGCACCTGTAGTAGAATTATACCATGTTTGTGAGTATCTATCTGCATTATATCTAAAGTATACACGACTATAGTTATTTTGTTCAACAGATACGTTAAAATTACTTCCATCTAAATATAACCAAGTTGTGCCTCCACCTGTTGATCTAAGATAAAAATGACTGGCATCAAAATAATGACCCCCTCCTATACCATTACTAAGGTGTGTATTATTCCAGGGATCACGTAAGTTTAAGAAACTACTTCCTTTTTGTAATCTTACATTATCTGCAACATCTGCAAACAATAGACTACCAGTCATAGTATCACCTGCAGTATTAACCCAAATGTCAGATACTGATGTTAAATATCCTGCTGATGCGTGATTCCCCCATCCGTAAGCAGTGTTCCAATTTGTTGAATTTCCACCTGTTGCAGATATAACACCATCTACAACTAATTTAGTTGCTGGAGTAGTATCTCCAATTCCAACATTTCCATTATTTAAAATAGACAATGCTAATGTTCCAGCAAATATATCATCATTATTTGCATTAACCCAGAAACGCATAGCAGCACTATAGTCATAAGCCATTCCACCCCACTTAGTACCGTTACTATTAAAGATAAGTCCTGGGTAAGTTGCTGCTAAAGTTGCTGTTCTATTCCAACCACCTGTACCTGATGCTCCACCAGTAACGTGTAAAGGAGTAGCAGGACTTACAGTACCAATTCCAACACGTACATTATTTGTATTAAATCCTGGAGTAAGTACGGTAAGACCAGTAGTTAAAGCATAGTCAGAACCTGTTCCCCAAGTTTGTACTTTTAAATCTAATCTACCTCCACCAGTTACTTGAGAATACTCCAAACCAGCCAGAGGATTATTATCATAAGAAGATGTACCTAATGATAAAGTTGCTGTAGGATTTGCTACCTTAATACCTACATTTCCAGCAGTTACTAATGATGTAGTAGATCTTGTTAGATTTAAAAAATATAAATTGCTTTGTGAATTATCTGTAGTAAAAGCACCATTTGTACCATTAACATATAAGTCACCAACTACATGTAGTTTATAAATTGGGTTTGTAGTTCCAATACCAACATTTCCTCCATCGGGGTTTAAGTTTAAGAATGCCCAAGTTCCAACTCCTCCTGCATTATCACTTACTTGCAGTTTAACTTGAGAATTGTCAGAGTACATGGTAAGACCTCTAGTGCCTCCACCTGCTCCCCCTGTTGTAAATCTAGCAATGTTATTCCCAGTAGCTCCACCGTTTACTTCTAATTTATATCCTGGACTATTAGTCCCAATTCCGACATTGCCACTAGAAGCAACACGCATTTTTTCGGAGTTAGCAGAATTAAAAACTAAAGTCCCATCACTGTAAGGAAAGAATCCTGTACCCCCACTACTAGCATTTGTTAATCCATAACCATCATTAACCCAGACTGAAGCTCCAATAATGTACGTTGTTCCTGCAATGTTAGCTGCAAATCCAGCATAAGTTGTTCCTATAGAAAGTCTGTTAGCAACAAAAATATTGTCTGTACTAAACTTAGAAACATAATAGACTCTAGGAGTTCCTGTAGGAGTTCCTGCAGTTTGAGAAGTTGTGTACGTAGTCCAACCCAATGTTTGTAGACGCCAACTACCTGTATCCCAAGTAGATCTATAGTATTGTAATTCGTACTTTCTATAGTTAGAAGAAGATTGAGTAAGAACAACCCTTACGTTATTACTAAAGTAAGTATCATTAGTACTACTTCCATATATGTTTACGTTAATAGCATGATTTTCATTGTTAGTTGGAAAATCACATTCTGCTCTTGCAGTAATATGAATCCTATAGTGAGAGTTATCAAAGTAACCTGTGTCTCTGTATTCTCCCCAAAGATTAAAAGATTGGCATGTTGATGTTAAAACTACTTCTGCAATCTTATACCAACCATCACTTGAAGGATACCCATAAGTATGATCTCCTTCTATATTTCCAAAATTAGAAATTAAGTAGGTAGTGTTGTCATAACTTACACTTGTTCCTGACATTCTTACTAAGCCAGTTCCGTTAAGTTGTGATTGCTTAGAAGCTATACTGTTTGTAATAGTTGTGGAGAAGTTGGCATCATCACCAAGAGCTGCTGCTAACTCATTAAGAGTATCTAAAGCTGCAGGGGCTGAATCCACTAAGGCAGCTAATGCACTAGTCACATAAGACTGAGTAGCATATCCGCTTAAACTAGCAGAAGTTAAGTACCCTTGAGAAGTAACCCAAGATTGTGTAGCTGCAAGAGCTCCATTAATAGTAATAGTTCCCGAGGTAACCACATTACCCCCTACTATAAGTCCGTTCTTTACGATAAATTCATTAGACATGTCTTAGTATTTATATTTCCAAACAAATCCGTATGCTAACTTCTTAGTTCCACGAATACACTTTCCTATATGACTATCATCATAATTTAAAGTAGAAGCTATGTTTTTTATGGTAGTTGTCCATTCTCTTATTACAGAATTATCTACTGGGTTAATTTGTAATATACCACCATGATTTTCTAATAAATTCTTTTCTCTAGTGTTTAAACATGCTAATTTATAACTATCAGGTTTAATTCTATTTTTATTAGCTATTGATATTTTTTTCTTGGCTTCTTCAGAGCAAGCATAATTAGACTTTTTTGGAGCCCTTCCTTTCTTTGCTAAACTCATAAGTTGTTTTGTTTCTTCTGATCTTTTCTGCCCTAAGTGATGACTGCTTCTTTTTAATTTGGTTTCTTCTGTATCTACTCTACCAAAAGTACCATCTCCACCTGCAGTCATGTTCATACCTAAAGGATTGTTTTTGTAGAAAGTATTTAACAAAGTAATATACTCAATTTCTTTAGTAGAAAGTAAGTCGGGATTACATGTTTCTAAAACTTCTAAAGTATGGTTTTCCCAACCATACTTTTTTATACTATTGTAAATTAAGGGTTGCTTCTTACAGTTACAGTTTCTGTAACAAGAAGTTCTACTAGACAAGCACATAGTTTTACCTATGTAAACTTTTCCATTAGGGTTTGTGATTTTGTAAATTGTAGCTTGCTTCATTTTTTATTGTTTTCACTATCCAACAATGTTTTTATTAGAAATATTTATAACTCATTACTATCGTGTAAGGATTAGCACTTGAGTTGACTGCGTTAATTCTTGCATCTGAGCCCACTAGAGAGCTTGTAAAGTTAACAGCTATAGTTGACCCTATATCAGGGGTAGTTGTTTCCGTATGAGCAATTGTAGGCGTTCCTGATTGATTCCAGGTAACCATGATTGTACCAGCTCTTTGGTCTGTAAGTGAGTTGTTGTTTAAAATATAGTACTCAATGAAAGCACACATACCTACGCTTACGTTCTGAGCCCATACAATAGTAGTAGCACTAGGATTGATAGTAGCACTTGAAGACATGTGTACTACTCCGTTACCAGAGTTTACAGTTCCTACTCTAAGTTTATCTTGTACTCTTACTTGTCCGTTTACATCAAAGTTGTAACCAGGTGAGGTTGTACCTATGCCGACATTAGTGCCGTTATCATAAATTAAAGAGTTTGTAATCGTATCTGCATCACTCCACTTAGTCACATAGTTAGCTGTACCTGATCCATCTACCCCTGTAATTTCGCTTAAGCTTACCCAGTCAGTACCTGAACCTGTAGACTTAAGTATCTGACCAGATGTACCTGCTTGGTTATTAGAGTCATAGAAAGCTCCTGTAACTCTGATATTACCTGCTACATGTAACAACTGAGAAGGACTAGTAGTGCCGATACCTAAATTGCCACTACTATCTAATTTCATTTTGGTACCACTTGTACCTAATCCCCAATAGAATCCTCCAAGAGCATTAAACCACATGATCTCACCTCCACCTCCTGATCCATCTAACCCAATCCCTGCATCATTATATATTCCCCCATTATCATAAAACTTTAATCGGTATCCAGTTTCTGATGAAGGATTACTAAACCCATTAGAAAAATTACCTATACCATTTACATCAAGTTTATATGCAGGACTACTTGTCCCAATACCTACATTGCCTCCCGCTACAATACGCATATTCTCAGACCCTAGGGTTCCGAATGATATGTAATTGCCTGTTCCGTATTGAACAAAATACGTTGGTTTACCTGAAAACTCAAATCTATTAGTTATAGTATCCCAATGTCCAATATTAATAACTCCGGTTCCATCAGTAATTCTAAACGAATCTGCTGAAGATGCTGTACTTGTTTGAACAGTTAAACGTGCTCCGGGAGAAGTTGTGCCGATTCCTACGTTACCAGATGAGTTTATTACAAATGGATTTGAGTTTAAATACGAATCGTAAAGGTATGTTATATTATTATTCCTGTACCAAACGCTATAGTAAGTTGCATTGGCTTGGTCAAAGAAAGTATATGCAGCTGCTAATCCAGTTACTTTTGTTTCTCCTACAACATGGAGTTTTGAAGTAGGGCTAGTGGTACCGATACCTACGTTGCCTGCATCAGTAATGCGCATACGTTCAGTTCTGCTATTAGAAACTCCCGTATAAACATAAAATGCTAAATCACCTGCTACAGTAGTTCCAGGAGAAAATACAGACCCTATACCTGGGGCTGAGTTCCAATAACCTGAGTTATCAAAATTAGTATCTCCTAAGTAAATTTGAGCTCCGTCTGTACTTACGTTGTGATATACTGCTATGTGACCATTGTTTATTTGAAATTTTGCTTTAGGATTATTAGTCCCTATACCTACATTCCCTCCATTAAAATGAGTTACCCCATTAGATCTAATAGCAATAGTTGTTGATCCAGCTGATGTACTTGCAAACAGACCAGAGTCAATACCTCCTGCTGCATATGCGTGGATATTACCTGCTACATGAAGTTTTTCGTTAGGACTACTAGTCCCTATTCCTACGTTACCTGAAGTTTTTGCTAACCATGTATTTCCTGATTGTGCTATTTTGTAGTTTCCGTTTGCACTAAATTCGATTATAGATGAATTAGAATAAATTTCCCCTCTAGTTACAGTAGAACCGTTTACATCTAGCTTAAACCCAGTTTGTGGACTATTAGTCCCAATACCTACATCGCCTGTAGAGGTAATACGCATCTTTTCAGAACCATTGGTCTGAAAGCCCATATAATTATCTGCATGGTAGTACCATATTTGCCCCACATAAGTATCAGCTCCTGCCCCATCTCCGAATAAAATATAGCCATAACCAGTAGTAGATGTCAGAATGTTAAGACCGTTCTGACTGTCAGACGTGTTACCTACTTGTAACTTAGTACCTGCATATCCAACTGTAGTACCACCAACAATAAGTTGACCACCTGTAGTAAGACGCATTTTCTCGGTTCCACTAGTCCAAAATTGTAAAGTTTCAAAATAACTATCTTGACCTAATCTTAAAGTATTAGTAGTCCAAGATAATGCTCCACCACCTGTTAAACCTGCAAGATTGTAAACATTTGCATTTACAAATCCTGAAAAACTACCATCTCCAACTACTTGTAATTTAACTGAAGGACTTGTAGTTCCTATACCTACGTTACCCGAAGAGTTTACATAAAGCCTACTGGTCCCACCAAGACTAAAATTTAAAGCAGTAGCCCCACTAGTTCCAGCAAAGTAAGCGTCTGCAGATGGACCTATCCCTAAGAAAAGTTGACCAACTGAGTTTCTAGCATTAAATCCGCTTTCTCCAGCTAGTAAAGTATCTCCACTAACAACATAAGTACTGTTAGCTCCTTTAAATTGTGCTACATAAGTTGCTCCAGTATCTACTACATTAAGTTTAAATGCTGTGGTTGTAGTACCTATACCAACATTACTTCCAGCAGGATTCAAGAGAAGATCCATAGTAGAAGCACCTGCTCTTGCTTGGATAGATGCTTTACCTCCTTGGTTCTCTATGTTAATACTGTTACCGTTACCTCCGTATACAAATGAAGCAATAATTTGATTATAAGGAGATGAATTTGCTCCTAGAACATATAATCCAGCTCCATCTGCATTTACTTGTAGTTTATATGAGGGATTACTGGTTCCAATTCCTACATTTCCACTAGATTTTACAGTTAATAAAGCATTAGAATATTGAGCAGAACTTACATCGTTACTAGTACCTGTTCTAGCAATTACATATCCTCCATCAAAGTCGGTATAAGGAGTACCTGCAAACCAAGTAGATCCTACACCACTCATGTGGACACCTGCTCCACGATAGTTATTGTGGGAATTTAACCACAATCTAGATGCTGTGTAATTTGATCCTCCATCTGATTGAACTGTTAAGTCAGGTCCTACCGTAATAGAGGTATTTGTTGTTGCTCCTCTTCCAGTTACTGTCGCAAGTGTATCGGCCTCAGCAGTTAGATAGTTCGGAGACCAATTCTTCCAAAGACCATCTGAGTTATATCTCAATAACTGACCTGCAGTAGGCAAGTTTGTTTTTAAATCTACATCATGTAACTCATCTAACTCAAATCCATTCTGTACTTTAACGAAGATTTCTCCGTTGTTAGCGTTTTTACGGGTTACTATACCTATAAAAACTAGGTGAGCAGGAGCGTACGGTTTATTAATTAAGCCGTAAATTAAGTTTCCTCCTGTTCCTAACCACACAGGATCACCTGCTGCGCCTGCAGTTGAGGTATCCAATCCTGCTAAAAGACCTTCTGTTACTACGTTAGCAAATCCGTTTGTAGAAACTGTGGAATCCAAAAGACCCATAGTCTTACTAGATGTGGCCTCAGAAGCATTAGAAGCCAAACCAACAATCATATTGGTTCCGTCTGCACTAGTTACGTAGACTGCTTGACCCTTATTAATCGCTACACCAGCTTTTACTTGGTGTTGTAACTTTGAGGTATACCCAGCTGTTGCAATAGTCCAAGATCTATCCGCAGACAGATCATATGAAACACCGTTAATAGTAATTAAACGGGATGTAGGAACGTATCCTGCAAGTGCTGCCGCAGTGATATAACCTGGTCCATTAGTTAATTGGTTAAGGTTTGTAAGAGTAGAAGCTGTCCAAACAGTACTTCCTGCATAAGTTAAGTTTCCTGTTCCGCTTCTACCTAATGCATCAGTATTTGCATTACCAAAGACAATATAACCATTGGCATTATTCTGCTGACCCATTACCCTAAAGGTATTGGAAGTGTTTATGTCTCCAATCCAAGCATCATCTCCAATCTTTACGTTGGTGCCATTTCCGTTATTTGTTAAATAAACTTGATCAAAAGAAGGAGTTGCTGAGGTAGCAACAGATTGTCCAATAGAAACAGTTACGTTTCCTGTGCTAGAACTTACTGTTACACCTGTTCCCGCAATAATTGATGTTACTCCACCAGCAGGTACAGGAGTAGTAATAACTTTACCTGTAGAATCAAATGCTAAGTATCCTACAACTGTGCCATTAAAAGAAGTTGTAGTAGTGTAAAAAGGTAAATTTAACTGTCCAGTTGCAAGATTTACACCTAATGCTACACCAGTAGATCCTGTGTTAGTTCCATACATTACACGGAACTGATCACTGTAGTTGTCTAAATGGGCAGCATAAGTTTGACTGGTTCCCTTTTGTAATACTAATTGTCCTCCTTCTAAAGTGGTATGAGCACCTAAAAATAAACTAGCCTCTGAAGAAGTTGTAGCTCCATTAAGAGCTAGTACATTTATTTCTGCTCCCCCTGTAAAGGTAGCTAAGCCTGATACGGATATACCGCACTGAAAAGTCTGAATACTTAGGTACTTCATCTGCTAGTTGTAAAAAAGCTAGGGGTTTTTAGGCCCCTAGCAAAGATAAGGTTTTAATTAAATTAAGCAATTTTAATCACCAATACTCTAAGAGCATTTGTAGCAACAGGAGAACAGAATCCTAAAGTAACTACGTTGGTGGTTGTACGAACTACATCGCACTCTACATCAGCTCCTGTAGCAACCTCGTAAACCTGAACAATAACATCGTTAGTAGCTAAGTTATGAGTCACTACCATGCTAGTTGCTGGTGCAGCAGGACCTGTTACAGCATAACGCAAAGCAGCTAATCCAGCAGGAGTAACTACTAAGGTTGAGCTTGACATTGCCAATGCTTCGGCAGTTGTTGCTAATTCTACAACACCTGCAGCACTTGTAGTAGCGTTTACACCACTTACAGTGATAGAAGTTGTTCCTGAACCAGAAACTGTGATACCGTTAGATCCACTGATTGTGATTCCTGTAATTACGTCACCTGCTAAGTCAGCAGAACTTAAATATTTAATTACACCTCCGTCAGAAACCAAGTATTTGTTTCCTGTGTAAGCAGCACCAGCGTCAGCAATAGAACCTACGTGTAAAGGCTCAGTTACAGTAGACCAGTAGTCACTAGTCTCATTCCAGATGAAAGAAACGTTAGTACTTGTTCCTCTTTCTACTTCAA